CACCTTCTGCGTTGATTTGAGTGATTCTGAAATCACCAGCTTTGGCTCCAAACACTATTTTTGCATCTCTGGTCATTTTATTTTTTAATATTCCGTCTTTTGTTTCTGTGATTTTGTAACCACTTTGTCCTATTCTTTCAAATAGTTGTTGAGAATTTGAAAAGGGTTCCTTTTCACCAACTACATCAACAATTGTTACGGTAACGTCTTGCCATTCCAACAAGCCGGGATAGTTGAGCTTGTGATTTCCTATTTGATACTTCTGAGTCTCAACTGTAAACTGAGGAAGTTTAACGGATTTAGCCCAAACCCAAACACCAGCGCCGTTAGATAATATCCAACGATGCTGGCGCAATGGTTCAATTGATGTTACATCATTCCAAAACACTAGATGATTATCCTATTATGTTACTTTGAAGAATTCTGTACCGGACGTTCCACCGATAGTGCAAGTGGCCCAGTCGTATTTGATTGTCAATTCAACAGTTCTTAAGTCATCGTTAGTATAGTCAAGATCTCCAAACTTTGCTGATTCAATAAATGGGTTTTGTAGTTCCCATTTTTCTAAAGAGTCTCCGTCTGCGTTCAAAATGTCAATTTGTAAATTCTTAAGCCCAGCATCAGTAGCGCCTTTTTTTGAAATAGTTTTGGCATCTCCAATCCCAGCATTGGAATTTTTAATATTATATCCGGTTGCAGTTAATATTTGATTAACAAATCCAACAGCATCGGGAGATACAGGATCAACCAAAGTTAAAGATATTGTTTGCCATTCAACACGACCTGGGTAATAATATTTATTATCTAAAAAATCATGAGTTACAGAAGTAACATTGAAGGAAGGTGATGTCACGTTCTTTGCGAACCAAAGAACACCAGTAACCGTTCCGTTGCCACTATCAGTACCGGCACCGTTAAAGGTTACCAGCCATCTAAAGTTTCTTTTCGGTTCAGCAGAGCCATCCGTCCAAAAGTCAGTCATAATTAATTTTCTCCTATTGTTTTATATAATTAGTTTTTGATTAAAATTCAACACCAGATTTTGTTATAACAAAGTCAACAACGATAAATTCAATTGCTCTTGCTGGTTTGATGTAAATTTTTGCATACATAATGTTTCTATCAACCAAGTCAGCAGTTGTTGTTGTTTCATCAAGAACCAATTTGTATTCTGTAATACCTAAGTTTGTTTTAACATTATCTAAAACTGTTTGTGCTTGAGTTTTAAATCTTCCCCAAGTTGATTGAACGTTTTGATCAAACAAAATGGTATCTGCGATTACTCCAATTCTTCTCTTAAGGTAGATAAGCAATCTACGAACGTTAATGCGATCTAAAGCAGAAGGTTTTCTTTGAAGTGTTTTTTGTCCGAATACAACAATTTCACTTACTGCTGGAAATTTTGCAATTGGATTAATTCTTGCTTGATACAAGTCATCTCTGTTTGCCTTTGTCAAGTGCTCGCTAGTATTAGCAGCTCCTGCCAAAGATCCTCGGTTAAACCCAGCTGGTGCAAACCATGGTTGCGACTCAGCTTCAGAAAAACCCAGAGCTTGAACGGCAGCAACAGATGGTGGAACCAATCCGTGATCATTATATCTTACCCAAGGATAATACGTTGCGGCGTATGAAGAATCAACTTTTCTACTTTTAAATGTTGATACAATTGAAGATAAAGATCCATAAGATTCAACACCAGAATTTTCCCAAGTTGGTAAATATATCGAAGGTATATCCATTATGTATAAGAAGTCTTTTCTTTTGTTTGCTAATTCAACAATATCATCAGTCAATCCTGTGTTTGTGATTCCCGGCACTGCTAATATATCGTACTGGGTTACTTCAGGATCAGAAATTGTTGATATAGCTTTTTTGATTGAATTATAAGCATAAGATGTTGCTTCTGATTTTCCTGACATTATTGTGTTAGAGAATGGGTTTGCATTCTTGATATCTAATCCATCAAATCCACCATGGAAGTAAGCTTTGTATTGTTTAACACCAAGATCTAAAACAGCACTAACACTGCCACTTAATTTTGATATAGAATCTGCACTAACAGAATAAGATCCTGATTCAAAATGAAAAAAAGAATCATTTTGTTGAGATTTTATTTCGTCTAAACTGAATATAAAGCTGCGTTCTAGGGTTGCATGTAAAGAGTCTGCATGTTCATTTAAGTTTATGCTATTATTTCCTGGTAATGCTCTAACAATGTCATAATAACAAGGAGATATTGCCTGCTTAGGAGATTCACAATGATCAACACCTTGCAGATCAGTATTGGTATAAGCAGATGTGTTGGTTGTAAGTCTTAATGTTGGCCATTCTAAAGTAAACCTTGATGTACCAACCATACCACCAGAAGCAGCAATATTGTGACCATTAGGAACTGTATTTGAATTTACTATAAATGCATTTGAAGAAATAGTACCAGTACCATTTGCGACTGATGTTATTGAAATCTTCTTAGGCTTTGCTGGCCCATAAAAACCAACAGGTAATGCTAAGGGATCATTGAGAGTTCCATTTTTAACATCATCGGCTAAAACAACTCTAACGTATTCGTTAAGAACTGGATATTCGCCTCTTATATTATACTTTTTCTGTGTTGCATCCCACTGTTGATATTGTGTTCCAATGACTTTACCAATAAAGTCTTCACGAGCAGGATCTAACGAACAATTAGCAACCATCATTTCAGCATTATCTGAGAGTCTTTTAATCTTAACAGTAAATCTAGATGGATCTATTGCATCTTGACCTAAGTAAAGATTTTCAATTGTAGGATAAAATTCTTTATGGAAAGATTCTCCTTTGTGCAAAGAAACTAGTTTAAACAACTTTCTTTGAGTTGGTTGTCTATCAATAAACCAAGGAGATTCTGGTGCTTTTGCATCTTTCTTTCTATCTGCCCAGTTAAGACCACCGGCAGTTTGCAAAGGAAAGAGAATTGCAGCTTGTGAACCAAGAGTTGTATTTGTGCTGGTGTAATCTTTTGTTTTAAGTTCAAAAGTCTCTCCAAGAAAATACTTTTTACTTGAGCCACCAAAGTTAGCAGCAGCTCTTAATTGTTCTGGATTTGTGTTAAAATCTCCAATAGCGCCACGACTTTTAAAATCAGTCGTAACAGTTTCAACAACATTACTGGCACCACCCAACTCTCCCGAAGAACTAACTACGACACTAATATTATAAACATTTCCAGCTCCGCATTTTCTGGCAACTCCAACACCTTTATCGGCAGTATGGTTTGCAGCTTGCTGATTACTCAATCCTGATACTGTACCACTTAAGTGTAAATAAGCTCCGCTAACATAAAAAATAGCAGCCAAGGACCCAGATGCACTACTGTCATCTGCATTTCCAGTATCAACGAGCGTTTGTTCGGTAATAACCCAAAGCCCATAAGCTGTAATGTTATCATTAGCAGCAGTATTAGCATTTCCAGCTTCTCCAAGATTCCAACCAGCAGAATAAGCATCAGAGTTAACATTTCCGTCTTTCTCTCCAACTAATCTAACAAACTTAACAGGAGTTCCAACATTGCTTTCAAAATGCATTTGTGCTGCCATAAGACCATAGTCTGAAAGACTTTGAGTTCCGTCTCTCCATGCGTCAACTGATCCGACTTCTGTTGAAGATCCTTGCTTTCTTGCTTTACCAAAAAGTGTGGTCATTGTGTCTTTGTCTCTGACAACAACAGGTTCTAAACCTGGTCCTTTTGGTGCTGTTCCAATAATCATAATCCCATCGGCTTCAACCTCGGGTGTGATGAACGATTCATCTATCTCATTCAATTGCACTCCGGGCGATAAAAAACTAAACTTTCTAGGCATTTATACTCTCCTTAAAAAAAATATTCAACAATAAATAGTAACACGAAAAGCTAAAAGCACTAATGTTTATAATCATTATCCTTTGTTTTCCACGGTATTTTGTCTCCAACTATAGATCTTTCACCAGTAATGACTATTTTTGCTCTATTTTCTCTTCTCGCATTGAGTGGCTTTGATCTTGAGTAACCTTCTCCCATCAAATATCCAAGGACTTTGATCTGAATTTTTGTTTCAAACATTCTTTCCTCTTCTCCAACATTTGTGGTGTTGTTGTTCATTGCAAATCCGCTTTGAATAAAAGCCTCATAACGGTGTCCGTCTTTCTCAAATACAAATGAATTGATCTGACCTGTTTTAGTTATAAACGGCTGCATAAGGTCATTCATTTGTTGTTGGTATTCTGTTCTTATTGTCACAGTATACATAATAGACACATAAACAGGAATAGGTACTGTATAATTGTCATAAACAATCTGGTTATTATCTTTTATCTTGCCTGTGGTCTGTTCGTAGTCAGTTGCTCTACCAGCTCTTGTGTTTTGAAAATTTCTGGTCTTGTCTTGATTGATTTTTTTACTTCTTTCTGTTGCACCACCTCGATAATCATTTACTTCTTTTATATTGGCTTGAAAAGCTCCTCGAAATGATGGATCTTTATCCACAGAATCTCTATTGACAGACATAAGAGGCAAAATTAACTTTCCAACGCTGTCTCTGTATCTAAAATCGTTTTTAACTTGCCAAGTTCTTTCTGCTCCTAGCCACAATATAGGAACTTTATACATACCTTTGTTGGTTCTTGTATGTAGGGCCAGTTTTTCATCAACCCATTCAAAAATTCCAGTATCTATCGTCTCTAAAGTAGACGCTTCATATTTTGTTGTTTCACTCGGCATTGAAAACTCCATCTCTTGCTCTTATACAATCAGCTGTTATCTCAAATTGAGTGTCTGCTTGACCAAAAAGATGCTTTGGTTCGTTTAGTTTGACAATTTCATAAAATATTGATCCATATCTTACAAAATCCCCTTCTCGTACAAAAAGGTTTTGATCTTCTGTTAGTCTTCTCTTGTGAAACATGACTTTTAAGCCTGTTTTCTTGTCTAAGCCAATGTTATCAACAACCATTGTCTCGACACCTTGATATTCAACTCTTGCAAAGACTCTAACGGGCGGAAGAAATGTCTTATCTATCGCTTCTCCATATAAAGGATGATAATTTGTGTGCTCGATATCCATTGGAAAGTACAAAATCTGTTGACCGGCAACTCTCTCGATGATCTCATCGTTGACTTGTTTTACAAGATTCTTCTCTTTCTCTCCAAGAAACATTGGAGGTGGAGGTGCTGCTGGTTTTTCCCATTTATCATCTGACATTTGTTTATCCTACGAATATTCCAAGAGGTGAATTTTTGACAATAGTGTTCTGATTATCAACCATGTTTTTGTCTGTTTCGATAAGTTTGTCATATGTTGTTTCATCCAGAAGTTTTCTCAACTCTTCTTTGAGAGATGTCTGTTCTTCTTTAGCCTGTCCAAGAAGGTCTGAAGCATTTAGAGTTATGTTATCTCCGGGGATTGGTATCTGTCCTCCAAACTTACCTCTTATTTGACCGAGAGTCTCTTTTGATAGAGCCAAAGAGAATCTTCTTATCCACTGCTTACCCATTGAGTTGATGGACTCATAGGGTATATTTTGGAACGGCAACGTGTTAACGTTGTTAACACCTTTTTGTCCTGAATCTACATTGTCGTCAAATGGAGAATTGGTCTCAATTGTAAATCTAAACCAGAAGTTTTCCGGTGAAACTTGAGTGGGCTGTGGATATAATCTTAACTTATTATCGATAATTTCATATGAATAATGAGAAGTTCTTGTATACAGATGATCTTCATAAGATATTGCTTGCAGCTTGTTTTGCCAAGAAGGTATTACTTGAAACGAAGAATCATCAGCGTACTGTCCGTAGTTACTCATATTTCCAACAACATTTAGTCCACCATAATATCCATAGAACCTCCACATTTGTTGAGGAGATATATAAAACACCTTTCTTATCTTAATTCTTTTGTTGCCAACCAAACCAGCATATGGAACGCCACCAGCGGCTGCTGAAGAGCTTACGATTGATTGCAGGTCATAATCCTGCTGTTCTGAGTTACTAGCAAAAGAAGCACTATATATGGGCTCTGTTCCGCCAATGCCTGCTTCTGTTGCAAACTTGTCACCCATTTTGAAAGCATAGTCAAATGTGAACTTTGGATATTTAAGAGAAGCACCCTCAGATCCGGCAGTTATATCTCCCTTGTGATCAAAAGACGCTGTTGGGGATCCAAGCGCTGTTCCAAGAGTATTCTTTGCCTGATGTTGGTTTACTATATAGGAGTATTCTAAAACTGCATCTTCATAGTTAGCATAGACATTCTGCTCTGTTAACTCGATGTCAAGAACATCTCCACCTAGCCTTTTGAACGTAAATTTTACTTGCTTCACGGCACCAGTGATAAATTCAGCTGAGCCTGTATACATGCCCATAGGACACGCTGCTGATACATTAGCCGCAGTTCCTGTTACTGGTAATATAATTGCTGATGTTTTTGATGTTGGTGTTAAAGTGGGTAATGACATACATGAAGCCTCCGTTCCAAGTAATTAGTTTTTCAAAAAGAAAAGCCCCAAGCAATTGGAGAGAGCAAGGGGCGAGAGCGGAGGACTAACAACATATGTTAATTATTATATAACATAAATAGTTTATTCCTCTGAAGAAGTCGCTTTTTTCTTAGCAACTCCAGCTTTTTTCTTTGCAGCAGCTTTTTTCTTTGCTTCATCGGCTTTACGTTTTGCTTCGGCTTGCGCCTCTGCTTTGCGTTTAGCTTCTTCTGCTTTATTAGCATTTTTTCTTGCAATTATTTTTCCTATAGACATGGTGTTTCTCCTTAAATATCGTCTGGCGCTAAATAACCTTCAAGCGTGATTATATACTTTCCAGCCGTGTAATCAGCTGCTGTACCATCTGCTCCTCCAACAATGTAAAGATACTTGTCTTCAGAACCTAGGTCAAAAGCAGTTCCCGGAGTCAATGCATAATGGTCAACTTCTCCCAGAGCCCAAGCTCCACCTGCTGTTATAATCGCAGTTTCTGTGTAATCAGAAATCGAAGCATCAAATGCCTGTGTGCTTGTTCCCTCGGTGGCAATGTATAGATCAATATCAGTAACACCACCGGCTGGTAATTCGACACAAGCCATTTCGGCATAAGTAATATATCCGTTAATAGCTGGTGTGAGTTGTGTCAAGTACGCTGCTCCACCACCACTTACACCAATAATGTCTAAATCTGTTGTTGACGACGCAATCGTGGCCTTTGAGGTACCCAAATCTATAGCAATTTGAGTAACAACCTTGTTTCCTTGTCTGTGAACTGTGCTTGATACAATAGCATCTCTAATACCGGGACCGGCTGCGTTTCTATTATCTTCTGCTAATGTTCCCATCAGCGAATTGAGCCTTCGGGCTCCTAATCTTCTATTTCCCATAATATATTCTCCTTATTAAAAATTATGGACTTGTTTTCTGGTCGGTTTCTACCAGCCCCATTCCGGTAGAGACAGTGAGCAGGGGCCTCGCTCAAAGGAGACCAGAATTCAAGTCTTAGTAAATAGTTTTCAAAAAAAGAAAAGCCCCAAGGAAAATCCAAGGGGCTATTGTGATGAATTAATTCAACCAATCAAAGATTAGCTAGAACCTTCTTCACCTAAAAGACCACGAACAAGTACAATACCGTACATATCAGGACGAACCATCTTCTTACCGTATCGAGTCATTACGCCTTTACGTGGCACAAAGTCCTCAACACCGAAGATTGTAGGTGTTGTTTGTAGTGGAACGTAAGGAGCATAAACGTATCCTGATTCTAGGAAAGAATTACCTTTACGTCCAACAAGAATAGCGTTTCTTGGGAAGTAAGGATCAACGATTACATCAAACTTACGAGAAAGAGAACCTGTCTTAACAGCTCCGATTTCGCCTCTATCAGCATCAGCTGTAACATTAGCACGGAACCCAGAAGTAAATTCTAAAATATTAGCAACTTCAGGACCACAAACGACATAGTTAGCTCCACCACGAAGTGTTTTCAAGTGGATTTGAGCAGAAACATCATTGATGGTTTCGATAAGAGTTTCATACCATTCTGAAACAGTTCCTGTAAAGTCAGGAGCAGCAGAAGAAGCACCAAGTTCTTGACCAGTTACTTTGTTTACAAAGAGACCAGGTGAACGAGACCAGTAATATGTTGCAGCAGTTGCGCCATTTACAAGATCAGCAAGAAGCTCGCGGTCGATTTCCAAAGCAATTTGCTCAGAAAGAATAGAAGTCAATTCAACCTCAGCATCCAAGTTGTGATAAGCATTAAGATCTTGACCCAATTCTGGAGTCCACTTAGCCTTAAGCTTTTTGGTCTGTGTTGTGATTGCGATTGAATCTACCTTGATGTCAATTTCTGGCATCTGTTCTGCACCTTCAAATGGGAAGTTAAATGAATCAATTGCGCCGAGTTTTCCAGCGTTTGAGCTAATAACATCCTTAAGAGGGTAAATAACTTCACCAGTCTGTATATCACCTGTTGCATTAGATGGGTCTGTAAGAGAAGTGTTACCTGCTGTCATAGCTGAGCCAAGTGCAGAAATAACAAAGCGAATAGCTTTATTAGTTGTTGCAGCAGCAGCAGCAGAAGCTCTATCAGTCAATCGTCTAACTTGTAGTAAGTTTGTACCTGAAGTCAATGAACCGGCTGTTAACCCATCACAAGAAATTTTAATTGCA